ATCAACACATACAACATCTCTTGGGGATAATAAGGCGTTTCCTGTTGATGATGACTACCCCTTTGACTATACTGTTGTGAAACAAAGGTTTATTGAAGTTTCAGATGCGCTTGACAGTCTTGGTCTTGAATCGACGGACAACGATTCGCTCGTGACAGAATTAAGTTCGTTGGTCACGAGATGCAAGGAAATGGAAGAACCCATAAGGGATTTTCTTGAGAAATTGTGTGAGAATGTAATTAATAAAATATTCTCGATTCCAGATGAAACAATAAACCTCACTTGTAAGCTAGTTGGTAAAATCAAACCAGAGAAGCCTGTTAGGGTTTTGCCAGAACCTATTGGAAGTGATTCTTTTAAATTTAAGAATGTTGATGACATCAAACTCTCAAAGGATGCCGTAGCAAAGAGAAGATTTATAAACTCACTTATTCAAGGGGCTGCATATACATATGCAAACGACACTTCTTTTTATGAAGAAGAACTTGACAAGGTTAATAATGAATTAATTCCTCTTTATGAAAGGATAAGAATCATAAATGACTATCTTCTATTCTCTAAGAAAGACAATATCACGAACGACAATATTATGCAGGGGTCATATGTTGAGACTAAGGTAGGCGTTAGTGAAGATAGGAGTGAGATTAAGTCCCAGGGTATTATTTTCCCGTTGTTATTACAGGAAACGATAAAGGGGTTTTTTGAGATTTTTTCCGTTCATGGGCTACCAAGTGACAGAAGACTTGCCAACTATATCATAAAAAAGGCTGATTTTATAAAGGCAGAACCTTGGGATATGAGATTTGGTGTAATTCTTTGGAGAAAGATTTTCGGGACAGTTGAAGACACCAACGTAATACCGTATGCATTCACAGAACTTATAGAAATGCCTTGTGATGAATTCAATTCATCATTGAACGAAATTCTTTCATCGACGGATAGGGGTGATGAGATAATGGATGTCATTCTTAGGAAATCATATAACGACAATGATTATCAAGAATTTAAGAACAGTATAGTAAAGAGAAATCTTGATAAGAGTATTATATCAGACGGGTACTTTTCGGCAGCAGAACTAGATGGTCTTAACCTTGATGATGATAATGCAGATGGTGACGTCATTGAGGAAGATGGTGAAAACCAGAGTATAGAAACATATTATAGAGGTATCTGTGGTCAGTTGGATAAATTAAAATATAAACGACAAATATGGCTTGCTGATAATCCAGAGTATGCGGCAGAATATGCGTGGGAATGTGAGGACGGGCACCTGTATGAATTTGATGTCGACAGTACCAGGATGAGACCGTATGACTGGTATTACAATATGCCAGACTGGTGGGAGCCGATTGACGGCCTTTCAGAGGAGGTACAGAATGAACTTATGAATGACGGATACAACTGTTATACGTTCCCGCTGGATGAGGCAGACGTGCTCGTTCTTCTTGATTCGTCACTGATAGTCAATGTGAGGGAAATTCCATTAGAAGAATATTTGGAGAAAAATTAATAACGAAATATACAATTTGACCAACCCTTGTGATTGGTCATTTTGGGTTTTATGTGTTTCGAATATAAATGAACTAATATGATTTTTGATTCAATACAAGCCGCTAAGGATTATGCCATGTTCTATGCGGATAAGTCAAGGATAAAGTTTATCGAAAGGTATTTTAGTACCATGGACGCAACGAAGGGAAGGAATTCACGGTTTCTGTGTTTTCCAAGACAGAAGGTGTTCTTAAAGACCTTGGCTGAAAACAATAATGTTGTGGCAATTAAACCAAGACAGTGTGGTATAACAACCCTTAGTGCTGGCTGGGCAGCTACAGAGTGTGTGTTTGCGTCTAAGGATGCACCTCTTACTATTTTGTGTATCGCAAACAAAAAAGAACAAGCGGAGGAAATTCTTATAAAGATAAAAGCGTTTTTGGAACAGGTACCAAGGTGGTATTGGGGTGATGAATATTTTAGCCCAGACCCAGACGCAGAAAAAAATTCAAAGTCTATTTTTAAAAAAGATGCTCAGTCGAGAATCGAACTTTTCAATGGTTGCAGAATTATAGCAAGGGCAAGTACGGCAAATGCAACCCGTGGTATATCAGCTGTATCCGTGCTTATAATGGACGAGGCTGCGTTCTTTGAAGACGGTGTTGCTGCTTATACAACAGCCGCAGCTACAATGGCCTCAAACCCGAAATCAAAAACCGTTATGGTTTCTACACCTAATGGTAGGGACGAGTTGTATTATAACACGTATAGACAAGCACTTAACAAGGAAAATAACTTTGTTGCAGTGCAATTCAGGTGGTATCAAGACCCACGCTTTAACAAATACCTTGTATGGAAGAAGAAGGATGAGGCAAGTGGAGAATGGTTGTATGACGAAGACCCTATAATCAGTGAGGATGGCAGCATCAAATATGATGAAGAAAGATGGGAAAGGCTTGCGCACGAAGGGTGGAAACCAGATAGTCCTTGGTATGAGGACATGTGCAAACAGTTCAACAACGACCCAATGAAGATTGCACAGGAGCTTGATGTATCATTCATGGGTTCTGCTGACAACGTTGTGGCGCCAGAATTTATCAGAATGCAGGAACAACTCAACACACGTGAACCACTTGACAATTTTAAAGACCCGCTTGTCGAGGAAACTTGGTTCTGGAAACAACCAATTGATGGGCATAGATACATTCTAGCCGCAGACCCAAGCCGTGGAACAGCAGCGGACAGGACAGCAATTGAAATTATTGACATGGATGGAAAAGATGAAAACGGGATGCCAATTATAGAACAGGTTGCTGAATACGTGGGAAGGAAACTCGGTGATGATATAGGGGCGTTATGTTATCAATACGCAACAATGTATAATGACGCATTTATTGTGGTTGACTGTACTGGCGGACAGGGCGACGCCGCAATATTGACATTGATTAATCTTGGGTACAAAAACCTATATTATGAAGACATGAACCAGAAAACATATACGGTACAAAGGTCTACGAAAAATTATGACGGGTATACAGATAAATTACCAGGATTCCACTTTCAGGGAAACAGATACCCAGTCTTATCAAACTTCGCTGGTCTTGTTAGAAACAATGAGTTCAAGATTCGTTCCAACAGGGTTATTTCAGAACTTGAGACGTGGATATTCAAGGGAGAAAACGGAAGAATGGACCACCAATCTGGAAGCCATGACGACACAATTACTTCATTGGCAATGGGGTTATTTGTTATGCAGTATACCGTTAATAGAATACAGAAAACGATTAATAAGGATAAGGCTATACTGTCTGCGTATATAATGGGTGGAACCGTTAATACAAGAACCATGAATACTGGTAACAAGACAATCACAATGACTCCAAGGATTGGTCTTCCAATTTATAATGGCTCGAAATTAAAGACGTTTAATGATAAGATAAATGGTACCTACATGTGGTTACTTGGTAGCATAAAAAGATAACCAGAACTATTTATAGGAAATTGTGTTTCTATTATATTTTAATAAGATTATTTTAAAGATATGGCAAAGAAAAATACCGTATTCCAGGCGCTTGATAAGGCGATAACTGGAAATTGGAAGTCAAATGATATAGTGACACCACACATCAATTCATATGATTTGAGTAGTGGTAAGGGTAATGATGTTATATTCAGAACTACTGACAGGGATGAATATAACAGAAAAAAACTCGAACTACAACAGAACAAATATCTTAAGGATAGGTGGGTTAAGGCAAACGTAAATCTTTCTGTTACAGCTTATGCTGGTCTTAACAACGTCAAACTGATGTATAGGGATGCTGACCTTATGGATGCATTCCCAGAAATTGGTGCTGCACTTGAGATTCTATCGGAGGAGTCTACCATAACAAATTCTGATGGAATGGTAGTTAACGTATATTCAAAGTCTGAGAGAATCAAGAGTATTCTTGAAGATTTGTTTGTGAATAGATTAAACATACAACTTACAGCGCAAATGGTGATACGTGCCATGTGTAAGTACGGAAACCAGTTCATGTTACTCGACATTGACAACAAGAATGGTATTAAGGGATGGAAACAGCTTCCAGTATTTAACGTTGAGAGAATTGAAAACGGGATACAAAACCCGTATGGCGGTGCATCAATTGCAATTAATGGTACAAACAAGAACGATGCGGATTTATCAACCCAATTTATATGGTTAGATGACAACAATTCCCAAACACCTTTCAGGGACTGGCAAGTGGCGCATTTCAGACTTCTGTCCAATTCGCTTTATCTTCCATACGGAGTAAGTTTCCTTAATTCCGCAAGAAGACACTGGAGAATGCTTTCCCTTATGGAAGACATGATGTTGATATATAGACTTGAACGTTCAATTGAACGTCGTGTGTATAAGATTTATGTTGGTGCGATTGATGATGCGGACGTACAGGCTTATGTGGAAGAGGTTGCAAACCAGTTCAAGAGGACCCCTATCATAGACCCGATGACGGGACAGGTGGACCTTAGGAAAAACCTTCTTGATGTGTCCCAGGATTTATTTATCCCTGTTCGTGATGAAAATGCACCTACCCCGATTGACACGCTTTCTGCCGCACAAAACATGACGGCACTTGATGACATTAAGTTCGTCCAAAATAAAGTGTTTACGGCATTGAGAATACCTAAGACGTTCCTAAATTTCGAAGAGAATGCTGGGGACGGAAAAAATCTTGCATTGCTTGATATTAGATTTACAAGAACAATAAATAGGGTACAGCAGGCGTTCCTAATGGAACTAACAAAGATTGCAACCATTCACCTGTTCCTTCTTGGTTTTGGAGACGAACTCACCAATTTTACCCTTTCTATGAACAACCCTTCAACACAGGCAGAAGGACTTGAAATAGAAAACATGCAAAAGAAGATTGATGCTGTCAGGGATGCTGTATCAGACCCAGGAAACGGCCTTCCAGTGATGTCTCAGACAAGAGCATTGAAGGAAATTATGAAGTGGTCCGAGAAAGACATTAAGGAGAACTTTGAGGAAATCAGACTTGAGAAGGGTATTGCAGCAGAACTTGAAAAGACCACCCAGATTATCAAGAAGACTGGTATCTTCGATAAGGTTGATAGAATTTATGGAGAACCAGGAGCTGAATACATGGACGACCAGCAGCAACAAGGAGACGAAATGGGTGGTGGCGACATGGGAGGTGGCGCTCCACCAATGGGTGGAGGCGGAGCTGACCTCGGTGGAGACCTTGACGCCCTTGGTGCCCCTGGTGGTGATGAAGGTGGTGACATAAATGGTATGGAAGGTTCAATGCCTACTGGTGACATGGGCGCAGGTGGTGATACTGGAATGGATGAACAACCACCAATGGAGTCAGCATTAAATAAAAAACCACTTATAGTTGAAGATGCGGACGCTGTATTCGAAAGTTATCTGAATAAACTTTCCGAACATAAGATACCAGAAAAAGAGACAAAATTTGAGAGAGCTAAGGTATATGATAGCAATTCCTTACTTATTAATGAGGAATTTGACAAGATGATTAATGCGCTTGGAAAATTTGTAAATGAGGAACAATAGTATTCTTTCACTTTTTTGGAACCTTAGTACAAATATAGTATTAAGGTTCCTTTGTTTTTAGCATTTTGTGATATTTATAATAAACTAAATGATAAAAAAAATTGTTTTATGATGAACAAGAAATATAGGGTAGAAGCTGAGAACTACATTAATATAATGTCAGAGGCGATAAAGAGAAATGACATCAAGGCATTTGACGTGGCTAAGACCATGCTCGAAGAAACCATTGATGACTATAAGAAAGAAAAGGCGCTTGTGGATGAAATGAACACAACCAATTTCGGAATCTTGAACCACATTTTTGAGGAGAGTCTTCCAAAACTCATTAAGACCAACAAGAATGCCGTGAAAAAAGTGATTAAACTCATCAAGGAAGATAAAACCCTTAAAGAGGAGTTTAATTTTTACAACACCATCAGGAATTACAATTCATCGATAAGTGACACACTTTCTCCGTCGGATATGATGCAGAAACTTAATGAGTCAATTCTTTCAAAGATTGACCAAAAGAAAGTGGTTGAATCGAATAGAAGGTTAAGGGATGTTATGAAATCCGTTAACATCATTCCAGAATCACATGTAACTGGTGAAAAGAAAGCACTTTATGAATATGGAGACGTCTTGCTTAAGACGAAGCCTTCTGCAACAAATATCATTAAATTGCACGAGAACCAGAATGGTATTATTGAATACATGGATAACCATAAGGATGATAAAGTAAAAGATAATGTTACCCCAGACGTAATGATTGAGAATTTTGAAAACAAACTTAAAGAAACACTGACAGAGTCAGAGTTGTCGTTTATTCAACAGATTACCGATTTCAAAGCACCAATTGCTGAAAAGAGAAAAGAGAGGCTTTTCAATCAGTTGAAGGAGGATTGCCTTGCTGTCATCAATTCCATGCTTAATGAAAACGACGGAAACAATGAGATAAAGGCTCTTAAGGAACAGTTAGAGGGGATGAAGTACACCAAAGAGGGTGTCATCAAGGATGTAGCAAAGTTGCTCGAAATAAGGGACATTTTAATGGATGATTAAATGATAAACAAAAGAAAATCAATGGAAGCCTGTGCCAGGATGCTTGAAGGTATTTATATGGACTCAATTGCGAACGGAATGTCAAAGCACGAATATCACGTAGAACAACTTGGTAAGGTAATAACACAGATAAGAAAGATTGAGAAATATTTTTAAGTGTTATTGACTGGGAAATATGTATTGTTAAGTGAAATGGGAGAAAGTGAAAATTTCTTCCATTTTTTATTACAAAAATTTGGTTTTTTGATTTTTCTCTCTTATATTTTATATAAGAGAGAAAAATTATGAAGAGGTTTAATAAAGAATATAATTTGACAAAATATGGCTCCATTCAAATGAAACTTGGTACCATAAACAAAGACGACCCTAAGGTTGTTTACGTAAGTGGAAGATGCTGGTTAACACCCAGTGTTGAGATTAATTATAAGGAAGCGTTTGAAGAAATAAAAAAGAACGTCAACAAGAAAGTTAAATCTGTTATTGCTGATGATGACAGGTTTTCAAATAAATTTATATCAAACTTCGACATAAACCCAGAAAGTTTTGTTTTGAACAAGAAGAAGTATTTTGCGTTTGATATTTTTTTAAGGCAGGAAGAAAACAACGTGAGAAAGTTAAAATCGTTAATATCAGAATTTGAAGTTAATATGAACGATATTTGTGGGGAAATGGTTAATGAACTTGAAAGTTTTGGTTTTTTGATTGAAATGGCAGCATAGAGATATTTATATAGAGATAAATTCGTATAAGTATGAAAAAGATTATAAGGTTAACAGAAAGCGAACTACAAAACATAGTTAAATCTTCAGTAAGGAGAATCCTTAAGGAAGATGTTCTTGGGAATGATTGGAATGTGTCTGATAATGAATCAATTTATAACAACTATGAACCGTTTGAGGACCAGGAGCGTCATGAGCAGGAGGATGAGTTCAG